CTACTGTTGAGATGAATGATCAGAATCGTGTTCAGGATAAGAAAAAGAAGGTCTTCCGCGCTTCTTCTGGTGGGAAATGATAAGTTTGTGTTGGGCAGCATATTGTAGAGCTGCTATTTGATCAAATTTTTGTAAAGTAGAGTGAGCCGTTTCAGCGATCTCGCGTGTTGATATAGTGTGATGATTTTGGAGCAATAGCCTCTCTTGAATGGTGGTGGCTAGGTCGTAGCTATAAAAATCAGCAGCATATTTATCGTGATGAAAACTTCGGGCAATACTAATTGTCAACTTGCCTATGGAAAAGCTATCTTTTTTGCTCCCGTCTGATGTGACACTAAAAGAGGTGACGGGCTTTTCGTAGGTTGTGAAGGTATATTCGCATCTACCACATACGTGACGTCTCCAGGTTATTGGAGATTTTTTATTTTGACGAGAGTTGGCTATTCGAGTTTTTTTGTGAAAACATTTTAAACATATCATATCAATATATTGACATATAACTATTAAAAAATCTAGTGGAAAAATAAATGTGTAAAATTAAAAGCACCCCATCTTTGGAGTGCTGGCTGCTCAGGAGCATTTAATAGCTAATGGCCGCGAGTCCTACTGGTTGGTAGAATAGCTCTTTCCTCGTTAATTTTTCTGTTATATTCGTAATGAAGTTGCGCCTTACTAAGGAGAGAGCAGGTTTGTGGCTTTTTCAGGTTGGATAATTGTGGTGAGTTATGTCTACTCATACGCCCTAATAATATCATATTTATTTCGTAATGTCAATTAGCTAGTATCGATTAGGTGGTAAAAGTTGTTGTCTGAGTTTGTGGCTGTCATTTTCTATACTCCTTTACGACATTAAAAAACTCCTCATCAGTAACTGATAAAGAGTTATACAATTGTCGTATCTGGTGGGCAATAGAGGATTCGAACCTCTCACCTCTTCAACGTCAATACAGCACTCTACTAGAATAATTGACTATACTTATATAATAACACAACTAGTACACAACGGAATCATAAATATGTTGTAATTTTGTATTACTATAATGTGTATAAATACGCGTAGTATCTAAACTCTGGTGACCTAATAAATCAGAAATATAACACAGCTCGACACCTCTATCTAAAAGCATAGTAGCGAATGAATGACGAATTGTATGTGGCGTCACATCGTTAAAATCCGAATTAGCACATACAAATTCAAATACACGACGAACACCCCCAGTAGTAAGACGGGAGCGGCTACCTTGGTGAGAGACAAAAAGAGCAGGGTCATCATCAGTACGAGAATCTAAATAAACATTTATAGCATTTTCAGTTTCCTCGTTAATGAAAACAACACGCGGATCCTTACTCTTCCCAACAACCGTAAACTTACGATGACGTATACTATTACGATTCAAGGCTACCAATTCAGAAACGCGAATACCTGAGTAGCCAATAAACGCAACATGGCAATATTACGCAAACGATTCATACGACCATAACCTCGGCATTTACGAGAAACAACATCAATAAAATCTTCAATCTCCTCTGGTAGCAAATATTGAATAATATATTTACTGCGCTTAGGAACAATCAACTCCTCATAATCTACAACATCAAGGCCTTTCCTAGCAGACATTTTCAGAACCATACGAATACAAGAGATAGCATTACGAACCGTATTTGGCTTCCATCGAGATGAGACAAAATTATGCCAATCTCTGAAATCCGAAAAAGACAGACTTTCAATACCCACATCACCAAAGAAAGATACTAGAGACTTACTAATATTCAAATAACTAGACTCTGTATTTACAGACTTACCAGCTCTTAGAATACAATCATAAACATAAAGCTTAAAGGCTTCAGATATTTTCATAAAAAATCACTTTCTACCCTCCAATTTATGTTATATAATGCAATTAGAAATTAATCTTAAAAAACAAAAAAAGGTAATAAACATGGAATTAAACCTAAATCAACCAGAAAATATAATTATGATGGTAGCACTAATAGCATTTCTAGTAGTTGTAATAATAGTAATGGCCTCATTCTGTACAATAGGAATCTATAATAAAATCACAAAAATAGAAAAAACCATAGAAGATTACCTAAAAACTAAAAATTAGGGTGGAAGAGGCCTAGTCTGCTTAAAAATAGTAGGCAATGACACTTGATGATATCTGATACTAGTAGAGGTAACAGAAGATAAACATACACTAATAAATCATAAATAGAATCAATGTCTAAATTACGTTCAAATTGATAAACCGACATATCATATTTATCAGAAGAGAACACCAAATTATCATCATGAATATAATGGCTTAAGCCTAATTTTTCTAATGACTCATAATGCTTCACGGGCTTATATAAATTCTTAGACACCCAATAACGCCGTTTATTAAAACGAGTAATCATGTCTTTAGTAATATATTTAGTAAGATATGCAGCAGCTTTCGTCTGATCGTCATCAAGTTTCTGAGCATTTGTAAAGCCAGCAGTAAAACCTGTAAGATTATAAACACGTTTACCATTCTGAAAAACATTCATAGGCTTCAATTCAGCATTATAATCACGCATTAGAGCATGAAAATGTATTGCACCATCTTTATGAAACTCTGGAACAAGTACATAAGCAAAATTAGGAGAATATTTTTTCTGTCGGTTAAGCCAATACTTCATGATATTTGATGTAGATTCTACAGAATATCTATCAACTTTTTAGGGTTAAAAGTGAAAGTGACAAAATAAGAAAAGTTGTTAGATAAAGCATAATCAAAGATAGAAGTACGAGTACGACGTAATGACTCTTCAATAGCTTTATCCGATTGTTGTTCAGAATTCCTATTAGGCCTATGACCTAATTTAGGACGCGGAAGCATTATAGGGTGATTAAAAATAGTAACTTTATACATATTATTAGGGTACTCTTTCGTAATGTGTTCAATTACAGTTAAAGATTGATTCATTAAACATACCCCCAATATGTTATTTTTTTATGTGTTGTTTACCTCTGTAAACGCTTGTTAAGTGTTGGGTTATCAAGTAGCCCTGCGGGCGAGCCTATAGGCACCGCCCGGACGCAAAAAGCACAACTTTTTGCGCCGGTCATGAGTCGCTTTTACCTGAAAAACACCCCCTTTCGCCTTCTAAGGGGAACGGCAAGTTTCTTTATCGTGACAGTAGGTTGTGAAGCAAGATAAACACCATCAGCCTGAGAGCCAGTAAATACTACCTAATTAGTATCATAAGAATCGCGCAACGCTTGTGACTGAAAGAAAAAGCCCATTTTGAGAGGACGCGAGCCATCGACGCGCCTACCATTGTTATCAAACTCGAGCTTCTTAGCAATAAATGCCCAATAAACAGTAAAAATGGGGCCAGCAGACAGGCCAAATGGCAGGGCAAACGACTTACATTTAAAGGCAATATCAGATCGACGACGAACAGCCTTAACTAGCTGATCATAATCTTGAGAAGTAACAAGATGCACACGCTTCTGTTTACGATTCTGAGCAGCCTGATGAATAACCCAAGGCGGAACATTTCTAGAATCCTGATTAGAAAAATAATTTTGATACTCATCTGTAATGACAATCACACCGAACTTACCATTACGAATACACTGATTAACAATTGCATACTCATCTAATGAAGAGTAATAAATATAACTAGAAGTAGTATCAATCTCATTAGCAAGAATAGCTTTTAACTTATCTAAAGAACCATCAAACTTAAGAGCGGTACGATCCTTTAATATAATATTAGAAACAACAATAGCTTTTGGATAACGCTTAGAAATCTTCTTATAAAAATGAATTAAGGTTATAGTCTTACCGTCACCTTGCTCACCGAAGAAAGTCTGAATACCAGAGGGCTGAAAATAATCTGGATCCTTGCGATTGCGCCTATTCTCCTTGATGGCCTCCTTGTCAAAACCAAAAGACTTAGAAACAAATGGTAAAATATTAGGCACTATGCACCTCCTCCAGAGCCGCGAATTTTGTTATAAAACCAGATACCGGGACGAAGAACAATAAATAGGGTTAAAGAAGTGATGATTAGAGTAATCATAGTAGTAAAAAAACTAGCACCTATATAATTCTTAAGAACGACGATAGGAAAAGCGAAGTAAGGAACGACATTATTAATAGCATTAATAAATACTAACGGAGCAGCAGGAATTGAAACAAGCGATATTATAAATTTAAGAACTAAAACAAATACTGTTAAGATCCAAAGTATAATCATTTTTTACCTCTCCTTTCCCACGGGCCAGTTTCACCGGTACGATCATCACGCCAACGAATCTCTCCCGACTGTTCACTCTCAGACTCCTCGTAATCACCAACAGGAACACCAAAGACTTGCATAAGCAACCTATAACAAGTCCATAGAAAGCCGATAGCTATACCACCCTGAAGAAATATTTGCATAAATGACCAAACAGCAGGCAACTGATGGCGCCACTTACACATCTCGAGTTTACCGGTAGAACCAAAAACAGTTAGCGAAATAGCACAAGTATCATTACTAGAAGTCATAGCTTCAACAGTAGTAAGGATTCCCTTGATAAAGGTAAAAGGCAAAGCAACAAAACCAAGTCTGTCAATAGTAAAATCAGTTAAATCGCCAAACAGTTTCTGAACATCTTCAGACTTAGGAATAATAAACGGTAAAATCAAATCATTAATAAACCAAGTGAAAGAATTACGCAAAGCACATGCAATACTTCCAACAGAAGGCATTTTAACACCAGCGATAGTAACATCATATTTAGAACAATCTTCATACTTAGGCTTTAGATATTCTTCACAAAAACCCTCGAGACAAACTGAAGTTACAGTAGAGCCGGAATGTTTTTGGCCGTCAACCTTTATATACATGTAACGCTCTTTATACTTAACACGCTCCGTCTCCTTAGGAAAAGCATTTATACAATAATCTGGAGTAGAAGACTCGGGGCCATATGAGTAACAAGCTTTAGCAGAATAACGAGCAACAACCATATACTCCTGATAATCAGGAACATCGACAGAGAACGAGCCACCAGCGTTTATAGCCTGTTGAAAAATCACCTCACCACCACGCCGTTTTTGGACGGTAAAAATCAACTGATATGTATTATCAACAAGATGCCAACCATCTTTCGTATAATCAGAAAAAGCATCAAGCGTTATACGATCACGATCCTTCAGATGTTTTATAGTTATCTTCTTGTCGACAACCTCATATTCAAAATCAGGAAGAATCTCATCCTGAAGAGACTTAGGAATATAAATATTACGGTCTTTTAAAATAGAACTTAATTCATAATCCGGAGTAGAAAGAAAAGTTTCAGTTGTACCATAGGGGTTGGTTAAGAAACGAGAAAGAATAAGAGGAGTGGAAACTCCCTCTAGAGAAGAATCACAAGTAACCTGAAAACTATTAGCAGAAGACATAGAAAGGAGTATTTTTCTAAAGCCCGTCTCTCGAAAATGGTAACCATAATAATCGCTATACTCTAAAATCTGTTTCTTAGCCTTAGACTCAGTCCAATAAAGTGTAACGTAACGTATATTTGTAGAACCATTTTTATAAAAAGAATTAGTAATAATCCAATCACCATTACCATAGATAGCTTTTTTATATGAAGACTCAGCGGCAGAACGAGTAATAAAACGACTACAAGAATTAGACCAAGAAACATCACTTCTCTTGAATAAGTAAGAATAATAAAGAGTAGTTACATCAACTTTAGAGTTTCCATATTCCAATAATAATTTTTTAGTAACACGAAAGTCAGGAATCTGTCCAGCAGGACTCTGGGCCATAGCAGCTCCAAATGGAGATAAAATAGAAAAAGCAAAAATCAGGAATGCCGCAGAAAATAATTGAAGACATTTTTTCATTTTGTAATATCCTTGTCGCTTTTAAGCATTTTTTGATACTCAATCTCCTCGTCAATAGAAAAGACCATAATTATAAGCAAAAAAAGAAAAAAGAGAGAAAATAACACCATCATTTTTTGTGTCCCCTAATTAGATCAACATAAATAAAATAAAGGACAAAGCACAAACCTGCTAGGGTCAACAAATTAAAAAACAAATCTGTTATCTCTTTAGAGCTCATTTTCTACCACCTCCAGAGTAGCTAATACGACTGATGAGATGGCAACAAATAACAAAAGAAAACAGGATGACAAAAAATTTTACAAGAAAATTATCTAAAATTATTTGTAATTCCGTAGATGACATAGCTGCTCCTATTTAGAATTAGTGACTGAATAAAGTGACTTAAAAACAATGTCTAAAACTATCTTTACGCCAGCACCAACAGCGACAATCGCTAAGAGAGAAGAAAAATTAGCGGATAAAGTCTGAGTTATTAACTGTACAATCTCAATAGTCTTCATATATCTTAATAAGCAAGGTGTGAGGTGTACGTGTGGTGGAGGCCGCAC